TGGCCCGGACGGGTGGCCGCGCTGATGGCGGCGCAGATCATGGCGGAGGTGGAACGGCAATCCGGGGCATCGGTGACGATCGAGACCGCGATCATGCAGAGGGTGCTGGAAGCCCATGTCCGCGAACAGCTCGACGCCCTCGCCGACCTCCGGGTTTCCCTCGGATGACGACAACGACCTGACCGCCGGTCTCGACCTCGGCTTCGACGGCGCTGAAGACCTGCTTCGGGTCTGGCGGCAAGGCCTGCGCCCCGATCCGAACCTGACAGTGTCGGAATGGGCGGATCAGCATCGCTGGCTGTCGTCACGCGGCGCGGCCGAACCGGGGCGCTACCGCACCGCCCGCGCGCCCTATCTGCGCGAGATCATGGATGCGCTGTCGCCCAGCCATCCGGCGCAGCGCATCACCTTCATGAAGGCCGCGCAGGTCGGGGCGACCGAGGCCGGGAACAACTGGATCGGCTTCGTCATCCATCACGCGCCGGGGCCGATGCTGGCGGTGCTGCCGAGCCTGGAACTGGCCAAGCGCACCTCACGGGGGCGTTTGGACCCTCTGATCGCGGACAGCCCGGCGCTCCGCGAACGGGTGAACCCGGCCCGGTCGCGGGATGCCGGGAATTCGATGCTGTCGAAGGAGTTTCCCGGCGGCATTCTGGTGCTGACCGGCGCGAACAGCGCCACTGGCCTGCGGTCGATGCCTGCGCGCTATGTCTTCCTCGACGAGGTTGACGCCTATCCCGCCTCGGCCGACGAGGAAGGCGATCCGGTCACGCTGGCAGAGGCGCGGACGACGACCTTCTCGCACCGGCGCAAGGTGTTCATGGTCTCGACCCCGACGATCCGGGGGCTGTCCCGGATCGAGCGGGAATTCGAAGCGTCCGACCAGCGGCGGTACTTCGTGCCCTGCCCGCATTGTGGGGCGATGCAGTGGCTGCAGTTCGACCGCCTGCGCTGGGCGAAGGGGAAGCCGGAAACCGCCGCCTATCACTGCGAGGGCTGCGAACGCCCCATCGCCGAGCACCACAAGACAGAAATGCTGGCCAAGGGCGAATGGCGGGCCACCGCCGTCTCCAAGGATCCGAAGGCCATCGGCTTCCACCTCTCGGCCCTCTACTCGCCCTTGGGCTGGAAAAGCTGGTCCGACGTCGCGCGGGAGTGGCTGGCGGCCCAAGGGTCGGACGAGACGCTGCGCGCGGCGCGCAACACGCTCTTGGGCGAGACATGGGTCGAAAGCGGCGACGCGCCGGAATGGCAACGGCTGGCGGATCGGCGCGAAGCCTGGAAGCCGGGCACCGTGCCTGTGGCGGGGCTGTTCCTGACCGCCGGGGCCGACGTCCAGAGGGACCGGATCGAGGTCGATATCTGGGCCTGGGGTCGGGGCCTCGAGTCCTGGCTCGTCGATCACATCGTCATTCCGGGCGGGCCTGACGATCCGGCCGCCTGGGACAAGCTTAGCGCGTTGCTCGGGCGCAGTTGGCAGCACGCGAACGGCGCCTTCATGACGGTGGCGCGGTTGGGCATCGACACCGGCTACGAAGCTGCGGCGGTCTATGCCTGGTCGCGCAAGGTCGGGTTCGAGCAAGTGGCACCCCTGAAGGGGCTTGAGGGCTTCAACCGCGCCGCCCCTGTGTCGGGCCCAACCTATGTCGATGCCACCATCGGCGGGAAACGCCTGCGGCGCGGCGCCCGGCTCTGGTCGGTGGCCACGGCGACATTCAAGGCGGAGACCTACCGATTTCTGCGGATCGAACGGCCGTCGGATGAGGCGCGCGGCTCGGGCGCCCTTGACGCCCCCGGCACGATCCACCTGCCAAGCTGGGCCGACACCGAATGGCTGAAGCAGCTCGTGGCCGAGCAGCTGGTCACCATCCGTAACAAGCGCGGCTATGCCCATCAGGAATGGCAGAAGATGCGCGAGCGGAACGAGGCGCTGGACTGCCGGGTCTACGCCCGCGCCGCAGCATGGATCCTCGGCGCCGACCGGTGGGACGAGGCCACATGGCGGCGGCTCGAGGCGCAGGCGGGTGTCGAAACCCGCCTGCCAGTGGCCGTGCCCGCGGCGACGGAAACGGCGGCATCGGCCGCACCCATAGCCGGAACCCTGACCACGCCACGCCGGAAACGGCGGGCCTACACCCCGAACTTCATGAGGGACTGATGGACCTGGAACGCATGCAGGCCCTACTCACGGCGCTGCAGGAAGCCCGCTTCGCCGGGCTGCGCAGCGTCAGCTACGACGGCAAGACCGTGACCTATGGCTCAGACGCCGAACTGGCGGCGGCGATCCGGGATCTGGAAGGTCGGATTGCTACCGCCTCGGCCACCCCGCGTCGCCGCCGCTGGGGCACCGTGGCCACCAAGGGTCTGTGACCATGGTGCTCGACACCTTCCGCGCCCGCCTTGGGTCGATCATCGGCGGGTTCGACGCGGCGCAATCCCACCGCCGCATGCGCGGGTTCCGGGCCACGCGGGCGCATGTGAACACGCTGATCGCGGCATCGGGCGAGACCATCTCCGCCCGGGCGCGCTGGCTCGTCCGCAACAATGGCTACGCCGCGAACGCGGTCGATGCCTTTGCCAACCATGTCGTGGGCGACGGGATCAAGCCCTCGTCCAAGATCACCGACCCCGGCAAGAAAGAGGAGTTGCAGAAGCTCTGGCTTGCCTGGACGGACGAGGCCGATGCCGAGGGGCTGACCGACTTCTTCGGCCTCCAGCGCCGGGCGGCCCGCGAGGTGTTTCTGGCGGGTGAGGTCTTCCTGCGCATCCGCATGCGGCGGCCGGAAGACGGGATGACCGTGCCGATGCAGTTGCAGATGCTGCCCTCGGAAATGCTGCCCCAGGACATGACCCGCGTCCTGCCCGGTTCGGGATCGATCCGGCAGGGCATCGAGTTCGACGGCATCGGGCGGCGCGTCGCCTACCATTTCCTGCGCCGCCACCCGGGCGACATGACCGATCCGGGGCTGGCCGGGGAAACGGTGCGCGTGCCCGCATCCGAGGTGATCCACATTCTGGACCCGGTCGAGGCGGGCCAGTTGCGCGGCCTGTCGCGGTTTGCTGCGGCCGTGGTGAAGCTGTTCACACTCGACCTCTACGACGATGCGGAGCTGGAGCGGAAGAAGACCGCGGCGATGTTTGCGATGTTCATCACGTCGCCCGCCCCGGAAACCGCCCTTGATCCCGCCGAGGACGATCTGGAGGTGGAACCGGGCCAGGTAGTGCGACTGGACCCCGGCGAGGACGTGACGACGCCCTCTACGCCGGACTCCGGGTCCACTTACGAACCCTTCCAGTACCGTACGCTGCTGCAGATTGGCGCGGCGCTGGGCGTGCCCTATGGCTATCTGACGGGCGATACGGCGAAGGGCAACTTCTCGAACACGCGGATCGCGCTGGTGGATTTCCGCCGACGCATCTCGGCCTTCCAGCATTCGGTGATGGTCTACCAGCTCTGCCGCGCTGTCTGGACGCGCTGGATGGACACGGCCGTTCTGGCGGGCGCCATCGACCTGCCGGGCTATGCCACCGACCGGCACGCTTACCTCGCCTGCGACTGGCTCCCCACGAAATGGGACTGGATCGACCCGGCCAAGGATGCCGCAGCCGAAATCCTGCAGATCGAAGCAGGCCTGAAATCCCGCACGCAGGCCATCGCCGAACGCGGCTACGACGCCGAGCAGGTCGACCGCGAAATCGCCTCCGAACGCAAACGCGAGGCCGCACTGGGCCTCGACTTCCGGCGGCCGGGGTCACCAGCGAAGGCGGCCGGTGTCAGCAGCGAGGATCAGGGCGGCGAAACCGACCCTGACGAAGAAGACCAGCGAGCGAATGACGAGGGCGAGGAACGGGACACCCGGCCCGCGGAGGACGCATGATGCACCACACCCAGATCGCCCAGCGCGTCTTCAACACGCCGCTGATGGTCGATCCCGCCAAGGCGCTGGCCTTCCTGACCGGGCTGGGGCCCCGGATCACCGGGCGGGAGATCAGTGTCGAGGGGCTGGAGGTCACGACCGAGGATCAAGCCACCGCCACTCTGCCTGCCCGCGCCTCTCTCTTCGGTGATGACCTGACTGCCCGCCAGACGCGAAACGGCAGCCAGCCCTTCGCTGTCGTCGAGGGGATCGCGATCATCGAGATCGCAGGCACGCTGGTCCATCGCGGGGCATGGATCGGGCAATCCTCGGGCCTGACCTCCTATGAAGGGATCGCGGCCCAGCTGCAGGCAGCACTGTCCGACCCCGCCATTCGTGGCATCGCCCTCGACATCGACAGCTTCGGTGGCGAGGTGGCCGGTGCCTTCGATCTTGCGGATCGCCTCCGCGCGGCGCGTCAGGTCAAACCCGTGCAGGCTTTCGTCGCGGATCACGCGCTGTCCGCAGCCTATGCGCTGGCCTCCCAGGCCGACCGGATCATCCTGCCCCGCACCGGCGCTGTCGGCAGCATCGGTGTCGTGGCCATGCACAGCGACATGAGCGGGGCGCTCGACCAGAAGGGGATCGCCGTCACGCTGATCCATGCCGGGGCGCACAAGGTCGATGCGAACCCCTATCAGCCGCTCCCCGAGGCGGTCCGCACGCGGATCGCGGGCGAGTTGGAAGACCTGCGCCAGCTCTTCGCCGAAACCGTTGCCGAAGGTCGTGGCCGCCGCCTCGACACCCTACGCGCGCTGGGCACCGAAGCTGCCGTCTTTCGCGGCGAAGCGGCGTTCTTCGCCGGTCTCGCCGATGAGGTGGCCGATCCCGTCACCGCCTTCCGCGCGTTCGCCGCCGCACCTCGCGGCACAACCATCTTCAAATCTAACCCCAAGGGAAAGGGCCCGATGATGACCACCGCCCCCGAAGACAATGCGCAGCCTGCGGCCAGCAACCCGCCGGAACCGGCCGCGCCCGCGGCAATCGCACCGCCGCAGACGGAAGCGACGCCCTCCGTCGAGGCCATCCGTGCCGAAGCGGCCGAAGTTGCGCAGGTCTGCGCGCAGGCCGCTCGCCTCGGCGTCCAGATCGACGCCGCCGACGCTGTCGCCAAGGGTGTAAAGCCCGAGGCTCTGCGTGCGAAGGTCCTGGCCGATCTTGCCGCCCGCAGCGATGCCGCGGGCATCATCGCCACCGCTCCTGCGGCTGGCACCAAGGAAAGCCCCATCGTCGCGGCCGCGAAAAAGTCGGCCGCCGCCTCGCGCTGATCCCGGCGCATCCCATCCCCCAACATCCTGGAGACTGAACCATGCCCGTCCTGACGGAACCGCCCAGCATGGGCGACGTCCTCAAATATGAGGTCAACCCGAACTACACCCGCGAGGTGATCACCCTGCTCGCGGGCATGCCCTATCCCGTGGGCGCCGTCCTCGGCCGCATCACCGCCAGCGGCAAATACAAGCTCGCGACCAGCGGCGGCACCGATGGCGCGCAGACTGCCACGGCAGTCCTCCTCTATGCCGTCGATGCGACATCGGCCGATGCCGTGGGCATCGTCGTCGCCCGCGGCCCCGCCATCGTCTCGCGCGCAGCGCTGGCCTACGACGCCACCGTCGATGATGCCGCAAAGATCACCACCAAGATCGGCCAGCTGGCCGCGGTCGGCATCGTCGCCCGCGACGGCGTCTGACGCCGCTCACCCGGCCGCGCCAAACCCTTCATCCCCCGGAGCCCCACCATGACCCTCGTCCGCAATCCCTTCGACGCTGGCGGCTATTCGCTGGCCGAGATGACGCAGGCCATCAACATCCTGCCCAA